TAAATACGTTAGCCAGATGATTGCTGTGGGCATTCCGCAAGAGCAAGTGGCTCGTGCTATTGTCCCCGGCGGCATTGCCGTCGAAACGCTGCAAAAGCATTTCAATGAGGAAATCGAAACGGCGGCGATTAAAGCCAATTCCACAATAGGCGGCGCTGCATTCCAACGGGCAAAAGCTGGCGACCCGCAGATGATTAAGTGGTGGACAGCGACCCGCATGGGCTGGTCCGAAAAGCAAAAGCACGAAGTAACTGGCGCTGACGGCGGGCCGATTGTGCTTTGGGGCGGTGATGGCAGCAAGAATAACTCCTAACCCAGCCCCGGCGTTTAAGCCGCTGTGGAAGCCGAGCCGTTACAAGGTCGCCAAAGGTGGCAGGGGCAGCGGTAAGTCACATAATTTTGCAGAGGCTCTTGTCACTAACGCATCGGCGAACAAAGGTTTTCGAGCGGTATGCGTGCGTGAGGTTCAAAAGTCCCTGCGAGAGTCGGCCAAGAGATTGATTGAGGATAAAATCATGCAGCTTGGCGTGGCCGATCTGTTCAACATTCAAAACGACCGCATTATTACACCCGGTGACGGCGTAATTATCTTTCAAGGGATGCAGGACCATACAGCGGAGTCGATCAAATCACTTGAGGGCTTTAACGTGGCGTGGTGCGAAGAAAGCCAAACGATGACCAGCCGCAGCCTTGAGATGTTGCGCCCTACGATCCGCACGCCCGGTTCTGAGTTATGGTTTAGCTACAACCCGCGCCTTCGGATGGATGCGGTCGATCAATTCTTTGTCGCTAAAGAACCGCCAAAAGATTGTGTGATCGTTCACGTTAATTACGACGCCAATCCGCACTTTCCGAAAGAATTGGAAGCGGAGCGTCTATTCGATAAAAAGGCGCGGCCAGACCGATATGCTCACATCTGGCTTGGTGATTACGAACCGCAAGCGGTCGGCGCAATTTGGACGATGGCAGATATTGAGGACGCACGAGTTGATGAAGCGCCAAAAGACCTTGATCGCATCGTGGTCGCAATTGACCCGGCGGTGAGCAGTGAGGAATACAGCGACGAACATGGTATTCTTGTTGCCGGGAAGGACGGTAACTCAGCTTACGTGATTGAGGACGGAACGACGAAAGGAAGCCCTCGCAAATGGGCGCAGCGTGCCGTGGCGCTCTATGATTATTATCAGGCCGACGCCATTGTGATCGAAAAGAACCAAGGCGGCGATATGTGCCGCCACACCCTTGAAACGGTGCGGCAGGGATTGCCAATCGTTGAAGTCCACGCAACGCGGGGCAAACACGTTCGGGCCGAGCCGGTGAGTGCGCTTTACGCTCTCGGTCGCGTTCACCATGTCGGCAGCTTCCCAACGCTTGAGGCGCAAATGTGCCAAGTGACTGCGGCGGGTTACGAAGGCGAAGGATCGCCAGATCGGGTTGACGCGCTGGTGTGGGCATTGACGGATTTATTTCCGTCGATTATTCGTAAGTCAGACCCGTATGCGTTACGAAAGCAAGCGGTGGCTGATATGGACTACGACCCGGCGAACTATGAGGAAAGCGTGACCATGTGGGGTAAACAGCAAGTGGCGGTGATGGAGTGATGCCATTAAAATCAGGATTAGGATCAATGAGCGCAAACATTAAAACCCTACTGACCGAAGGATACAAAAAGAAACAGGCTATCGCTATTGCTGCGAAGAAAGCTGGCAAGAAAAAGAAATGATCCGCCCCGTCACCCTTGACGATTTGCCAGCCGCCGTCGCTCTCGGCGCTGAAATGCACCACGAAAGTTATTATGCAAACCTTGATTTTGATCCGATTAAGGCCATGGAATTGGGCGTTCTGATTGTTGACAACCCTAATGTTTATTGGGGCGTGGTAGCAGAGGTTGATGGCGAGATTGTAGGATTCGGCGCTGGTTACGTTGCGCCGCATTTCTTTGGCCACGACCTAACGAGCGGCGATCTGGCGATATTTCTAACGCCGGAGCATCGCAACGGCATGGTCGGCGTTCGTATGATTAAAAATTACGTTCAATGGTGCGAGGAACGCGGCGTTAAAACCCCGGCGCTTGGTGTGTCGGCTGGCATTAAGCCGGAAAGAATTGGCAAATTGTACGAGCGCCTTGGCTTTACGGACAAATTTACAATATACAGACGACCGCTAGTGTGCTAAAACTGATACACTGTGACACAGATAACACAAGGCAATTGATATGGGCGGCATCTTTTCCGGTCCTAAACTCCCGCCTCCGGCCCCGCCGCCGGAGCCTCCGAAAAAGTCAGACGAGGAAGTGAGAGCCGCCGAAGTTGAGGCTCGACGCCGAGCCGCTGCGGCTAAAGGCCGTCAAAGCACGATTTTGACCGGCGGGCAGGGTCTTGGGTCAGGCGATCCGAATTCTCCCACCGTTGGCGGCAAGAAAATGTTGGGCGCGTAAATGGCTGACACAATCCGCACAGAAAGCGATTTACTGACCAACCTATTCCAGAATGGTCAAGCAGCCAACTCGATCACCGCTCAGGATATGCGCGATTTAATCGTGTCAATGCGCCCAGGTTTTAGCAATACGTCAATGCAAAGCAACGGCACAGCGACAACGATTTCTTCGGCGGGGACGTATTACAAAGTTGCTGGAACTACCGCGCTTTCCGGCGATGAGTATTTGTTTGATGATGATAGCGGCACTTCTAACAGGCTTCGATACATCGGAGCTGCAGAACGTTTGGTAATTGTTAAAACAAATCTATCTGTCAAAGCAGCGTCAAACAATCAAAACGTATCTTTTAAAATGTACCTATACGACGACAGCGGCGCGTCTGGCGCAACGATTACGGATAGCCTTGTTACTCAGTACGTCACTAGCACTTCTGATGAGGAGGCGGTAACGATAATTTGCCACGCAATTATGGCAACAAATGATTACCTTGAGGTTCATGTTACAAACGAAACATCAACCGCAAACGTCACCATTGTTGATATGTCAATTCACGCGATGGCGTATTTTAAATGATTACGGACACTGAAATCGCGCATATTTGTAAGCGCAAGGACAAGCTAAAAGCGCAAAAGGGTACGTGGGAAAATCACTGGCAGGACGTTGCCAATTTTGTGATCCCCAACAGCGCCGATTTCAATGTAAAGCGGTCGAAGGGCGACAAGCGTACCACGCTGGTCTATGACTCGACCGGCATTCACGCCAACGAAATGCTTGCGGCTGGTCTGCACGGTATGCTGACCAACCCGGCTCAAGAATGGTTTTCTCTGCGACTCAAAGAAGGGCAAGAAAAGTTATCCGAAAACAACGAAGTCAAAAAATGGCTTGAGGATAGCACTCACGCGATCATTGATGAATTGTCGTCGCCGGATGTGGCGTTCGCTTCTCACATTCACGAATACTATTTGCAGCTTTGCTCTATTGGCACGGCTTGTATGTTTATTGGCGAAGCGACCAATCGGGACGGACTTTATTTTCGCACAATCCACGTTGATGAATTGAACATAGCTGAAAACGCCGACGGCATTGTTGATACGGTGTTTCGCTCGTTCAAAATGCCGTTGCGCCAGATCGTTCAAAAGTTTGGCGAGGATGCCCTATCCGTTCGCATGAAGCGGCTGTGGGAAAAGAAAGAATACGACAAAGAATGCGACATTCTTCATTGCGTTTATCCGCGTTATGATGTTGGGCGCACCGGCAGCGACAGGGCCGACCAAAAACCCGTCGCTTCGGTTTATCTAGACGAAAAAGAAAAGCACGTTCTCCGCGAGGGCGGATTTGACGAAATGCCGTATATGGTTTCTCGTTGGTCAAAGTCGGTTGGCGAGGTGTTCGGTCGATCCCCGGCGATGACGGCGCTGCCCGATATTAAAATGCTCCAAGAAATGATGAAAACGACCATCAAGGCGGGGCAAAAGATTGTTGATCCGCCGTTGCTCGTTCCCGACGACGGCGTGCTTGGTCCCGTCCGCACCATTCCAGGCGGGTTGAATTATTACCGCGCATCTTCCGGCGCTCGTATCGAACCGCTTTTAACAGGCGGCAACATTCCAATCAGCTTTGAGATGATGGAAGATGTACGCAGCCGCGTGCGGATGACGTTTTATCTGGATCAGTTGCAGTTCCAAGGTGGGCCGCAAATGACTGCGACGGAAGTTATTGAACGCACAGAGCGCACGTTGCGACTGCTTGGCCCTACCCTCGGACGTTTGCAGTCTGAATTTCTCGGCCCGATGATTGAACGCATATTTGGCGTGCTGGTCCGCTCTGATCGTATGCCAATGCCGCCGGAAGTGATTGAAGGCGCTGACCTGCAAATCGAATACGTGTCGCCGCTGGCACGAGCGCAGCGCCAGCAAGAAACGCAAGGCATTATGAGGACGCTTGAATTGGCTGGTCCGGTTGCGGCATTTGACCCGCAAGCCGCCGCAACGATTAAAGGCGCAGACACGGTGCGGTATATTGCTGACATTAACGGCGTGCCACCGCAACTTCTTAAGACAGATCAGGAAATTCAAGAGGAACAACAAGCCCAAGCGCAAGCCCAAGCCATGATGCAGCAAATGGCGGCAGGTGAACAAGCGATGGGCTTGATCGAAAGGGGTGTAAATGTCGCAAAGTCAGCCAACGAAGTCGCTCAAAGCTGATTATCGTTTAGTGTTCGGCAGCAATGAGGGCAAGCGCGTCTTGTCTCACATCTGCCGTGAATGTGGCGTCCTACAGCCGTCCTATGTCCACGGACAAAGGTCGGAGGACGCCATTTTTAATGAGGGTATGCGTAACGCCGCCCTTATGATCCTTACCGCTTTGGATGAAACGCCGGAGCGGTTCCTTGAATTAGCACAGGAGATTGAAAGTAATGTCTGAAGAAAACGCACCCGCTCAAGCGGATACTGCGGCACCGGAAGCGAACGCCGCAGAAGAAACATGGCGCTCGTCCTTGCCGGAGGACATTCGAGAAAACCCCACACTTGGCAAATACGACAGCATCGAAAAGCTGGCGGCAGCGCATATCAACCTTCAATCGCATCTTGGTCGGGATAAGATCACCAAGCCCGTCACCGAGGACGATTGGAACGATGTTTACAATTTCCTCGGTCGCCCAGAGGATGCGACTGAATACGAATTGGCTTTTCCGGACAATATCCCAGACGAAGTGAAGTCGGCATTTGACGAAGGCACGATGAACGCTTTTCGGGAAAAGGCGCATTCACTTGGCATGAACCAGCAGCAAGTCTCCGAGTTGTTTGGTTGGTACGCTGAATTGCAAGGTCAAGGCATGTCGCAAATGGCCGACCAACAAGCAGCTTCGCTAGAAAAAGGCGAGGCGGCGCTTCGTGAAAAATGGGGTAGGGCTTACGATCAGAATGTCGATTTTGCAAAGAAAGCGTTTGAAAAGTACGGAGGTGATGAACTTGCTGGCGTTATGGACGCATCTGGTCTCGGCAATCACCCCGCCGTGCTTGAAGCATTCGCACAGATCGCCAAGGCAACAATGCCGGACAAAGAACTTATTGGACCGACAAACGGCGGGCAGACGGCTCTAACGCCAGAGGAAGCGCGCATGGAGGCTCAAAAGATTATGGCAAACCCAGCTTATACGAACCGCCGTCATCCAGAACACGCTGGCTTGGTCAAGCAAGTGCAGCGTTTGTTTGAACGCGCTCACGGTGACGCGGCATGACTGAAGAGGAATTGAAACTAAAATGCCTTGAGTTGGGGCAAGCCGGTCAGCCAGACCTAACCGTCAGGAACGCTCAAACATATTATGATTGGATCAAGGGAGGCGACGAAAAGCCAAAACGTAGAGGTAGGCCACCAAAAAGCGACGGGTGAGTTTTCCCTTTTCCTCCCTGTCGCGCCCCCTGCCGACAAGCATCGTCGGCGGGGGGTTTTTTTATGTTCCATTATTGTCACAATGTGTTATATTAGACACGCCTTTCAATCTTTGTGGACACTCCGCATTGGACCCGCTCAAGAGTTTAGGCGCTTTTGGGCCGTCATATTGGCGACACCCCGCAAAACCAAACTGTAACATTCAACAAAGGAGAATGGATCATGTCCGTTCAAGTTACTACCGCCTTTGTCGAGCAGTATTCAGCGAATGTTCAGCACCTTGTCCAGCAGGATGGTTCCAAGTTGCGGGGTGAAGTTCGCGAAGAAGCTGTTGTCGGCAAAAATGCGTTTTTTGAGCAGATCGGCGCTACCGCCGCTCGTCGTCGTCCGTCGCGTCATGCGGATACTCCGCAGATCGACACCCCGCACGCTCGTCGTCGGGTTTCCCTGGAAGATTTCGATTGGGCTGATCTAATCGACAATGAAGACAAGGTTCGGATGCTGATTGATCCGACTTCGCAGTACGCACAAGCCGCCGCGAAAGCGATGGGTCGTGCGATGGACGAAGTCCTGATCGACGCGGCGCTCGGCACCGCCTACACGGGCGTTTCCGGCTCCACGGCAACGGCAGCGCAAACCGCCCTTTCGGCGCAAGCGTCTAACATGAACCTGACGACTCTGCTTTCGATCAAAGAAACCTTTGACGGCGACGATGTGCCGGACGAAGGCCGTTGCATCGTTTGCACCGCCAGCCAGATCAAATCTCTGCTGAACACCACTGAAATCAAAAGTTCGGATTTCAATACGGTCAAGGCACTGGCTCGTGGCGAAGTCGATACGTTCATGGGCTTCAAATTCATCAGCGTCAACGGCAACCGCATCGACGGTTCCAAGTTGGTGCCGGTGGATGGCAACGGCGACCGCCGCTGCTTTGCCTTCCAAATGGACGGTCTGCTGCTTGGCCTCGGTCAAGACGTTGTGACCAAAATCAGTGAGCGTGCTGACAAGAACTATGCGACCCAAGTATTCCTTTCGATGGCCATTGGCGGCACTCGTATGGAAGAAAAGCGCGTTCTTGAAGCGCCTTGCACCGAAAGCTGAGGAGAATAGATCATGGCTACTCAAAACTCTGATCTGGTTGCCAATCTGGAAGCCACTCCTTCGGTTGCTAATGCCACGCAAGAGTTGGGCGGTCGCGTCCGTGTCGCACAGGGTACTGTTGCGGTTGCGGCTGACGGTTCCGGCACTGGTGACATTATTATGCTGGCCCCGATCCCGACCAACGCTTCGATCACTTCGATCAAGCTGGCGTCGGACGATCTGGACTCAAACGGCTCCCCGGCCCTGCTTTGGGACGTTGGGCTGTACGACACCAGCGGCACCGCGAAGGATGCCGACTTTTATGCGACGGACATTACGCTTGGTCAGGCCGCTACGGCCTTCACCGAGTACCGTTTTGAAGCGGCAAACATCAATACTTGCGGACAGAAGGTTTGGGAAGATGCTGGCGACAGCGCCCAACCGGAAGCCGCAACGTATTACTTGGCGATGACCGTCTCGACGGCTGCGGCTACCGGCGCGGCTGGCGATGTTTCGTTCATCGTTGAATACGTCGTTGACTAATGGAAACGGGGAGGGGTTTTGGCTCCTCCCCCAACCATCTACGAGGTGAGAAGTGTCCACATCTAATGTGCAGATTGCCAACAATGCGCTAATTCGCATCGGCGCTTCTTCTATTATCAATTTTACAGAAAACAGTGAGGCGGCGCGTGCCGTCAATTTGATTTTCAGCCAAGTGCGTAACGCTGTTTTGCGGGATCACATTTGGAATTTTGCGCTTCGGCGCGTGCAGCTTGCTCTTAACGATACCGCCCCGGCCTTTGGCTATGGAAACTCTTTTGCGCTTCCTACGGATTGTCTGCGAGTGATCCAAATGGAAGAAAAAGACATGGTTTATGTGATTGAAGGGCGTAACCTTCTGACCGACGAAGGCACGGCAAAAATTATTTATCTGGCCGAGGTCACAGACCCGACGCAATACGATCCGATGTTTGTTGAGGCGCTTTCCGCACGATTAGCGGCTGAGTTAGCGATCCCGCTGGCTGATAGTAACAGCCTCTATCAAAACATGATGGAAGTTTACCGCATGAAAATTACGGATGCGCGGTCGATTGACGGGCAAGAAAGCGGAGAGCCGCAGATTGTAGCTGATACTTGGCTTGATAGTCGGTTGAATTACGCAGCATCTTTGACGGTTGATGTAAACGGGACAAGCTAATGCCTCGCTCCGCGCCAATGAACACCAACTTTACGGCTGGGGAGTTGTCTCCGAAGCTGTACGGGCGCGTTGATATTTCAAAATATGCCAATGGCGTACAAACCATGACGAATATGCTGGTTCAAAAGCACGGACCAGCGGCGCGGCGTGGCGGGACGTATTACGCCGCCACCGTAAAGACAAGCGCTGACGCTACGCGGCTTTTGCCTTTTGAGTTTAGCGTCACGCAAGCCTATATTCTGGAATTTGGCGATCAATACATTCGCTTTTACAAGAATTATGGACAAATTACGTCTGGCCCGTTCGATGGCGTGTTTTCTATTGAGTTTAACAAAACGGGCGCTTATGAGATTTCGACGCCATACGCGGCGTCTGATGTTTTTGAATTGGTAATTACACAGTCGGCTGACGTTCTTTATATCGCGCATGAGGATTACGCGCCGCGCAAGCTATCCCGCACTGGTGATACGAATTGGACGCTGACGGAAATTGATTTTCTCGACGGGCCGTATAATGCGACGAACACAAGCACGACGACGCTTGCGCTTTCCGGCACGACCGGCAGCGTGACGGTCACGGCGTCAGCTAATACATTTGCATCAACCGATGTGGGCCGCTCTATTCGCTGGCGTGATCCGGCAAGCGATTGGACATGGCTTGAAATCACTGCATATACCAGCGCAACACAGGTGACGGCCACAATTCGCGGAGAAAATGCGTCGGCTGGAACGGCAACCGAGAACTGGCGATTGGGCGCGTTTAGCGACACAACCGGCTATCCGGCGGTCGTTACCTTTTTCGAGCAAAGGCTGGTTTGGGGCGCTACTAAAGACCGTCCTCAATCAATGTTCTTTAGTGTGTCGGCTGATTATGAAAACTATGCGCCAACGGAGCGCGACGGCACCGTGGTTGATGACAACGGCTTCGTCTATACCATCGCCACGGACCAAGTGAACGTCATTCGGTGGATGCGTGCGGGGCGCGTGCTTTCGGTCGGCACTGCTGGTGGTGAATTTATCGTTTCTCAGGGCGACACAAACAACCCGATCAGCCCGACGAATACGCGGGTTGTGCGGCAGACCACATTCGGATCGGCTCAAGTGACGCCGCCGCAAGTTGGTAACTCGGTTTTGTTCCTGCAACGGGCTTCACGCAAAGTGCGCGAATACGTTTATCAATTTGAGACTGACGCATACACCGCGCCTGACTTGTCTATTCTTGCAGAACATATTACCGAGGGCGGCGTTATTGATATGGCCTACCAGCAAGAGCCGGACAGCATCGTTTGGATGGTTCGTTCTGACGGCACGCTTTTAGGCATGACATACGAACGCGCCCAGGACGTTGTGGGCTGGCATAAGCACACCATTGGCGGTACTAACGCCAAAGTAAAAAGCGTGGCTGTTATCCCATCCGAGGACGGCACACGCGATGATTTGTGGCTAATTGTTGAACGCATAATAAACGGCGCGACGGTGCAACACGTTGAATTTATGACCGCAGGGTTGCCGGAAGGCGCGACAACGACAACGCAAGCCACGTTCCTTGACAGTATGCTCACATACAGCGGCGGCGGCGTTCAAACGCTTACCGGATTGGATCACCTTGAGGGCGAAACTGTGTCGGTTTTGGCCGATGGGGCAACGCATCCTGACGTAACGGTGTCAAGCGGTTCTATTACCCTCTCTAGGACGGCCACAGTCGCCCATGTGGGCCTTCCGTACACTTCGACGCTCCAAACCCTTCGGATAGAAGCCGGGGCTGCTGACGGCACCGCACAGGGCAAGAAAAAGCGCATTTCGCGGATCACCTATCGTTTCTATAAAACGCTCGGAGCCAAACAGGGGCCGAATAGCGATACGCTTGATTTAATTCCGTTTCGTTCATCTGCGGATAGCCAAGACGCCCCTCCTGCGTTATTCTCTGGCGATAAGGAAGTCGAGTTTCCGAGAACGTGGGATAAAGACGGATACATAACCATCGTGCAAGATCAACCATTGCCTATGAGCGTGGTGGCGATTATGCCCGAATTGAATACGACGAAGGTGTGATATGTGTGTAGGCCCAGAAGCGATGATTGCGTTAGGCGTTAGCGAGGCGTCGGCAGCTACAGCGGCGGCAGTTAGCTCTGTTGCTATGGGCGCAATGACGGGATTTTCTGCGCTTGGTTCTATTCAGCAAGGAAAAAACCAAAACAAAATCGCCCAATACAACGCGCAAGTTGCCGAAAACCAAGCCATCGCCGCTCGGCAAAAGGCGGAATATGACGAAGAACGCCAGCGCACCATGATTGCGCGTATGGGCGGCACGCAGCGTGCTAATATCGCCGCTGGCGGCGGTGAGTTGTTAGACGCTGGTGACGTTCTTGGTTTTAGCGCCGAGGAAGCCGAATTGGACGCGCTGGCGATCCGGTATGGCGGCAAAATGAGCGCAGACGCCGCACAACAAGCCGCAACACTTCGACGCGCAGAAGGCAGGGCGGCGCAAAAACAAAGCTATTTCAGCGCTGGTTCAACTCTTTTAACAGGGGCAAAAGGCCTCTCACTTTTAAAATAGGCAAAGACAATGGCACGAGTTCCGGTTTATCAAAGACAGCAAAGCATCCCCGGCACGACAGGGCAGCAATATGCGTCTATGTCATTGGCTGGCGAAAACAATATGGCTCAACTCACGGGCGCTGTTAGTGAAGTTGCTAGTGCGCTGCAGGCAGCGGGGAAGCGTATTCAATCAAGAGAGGATGGCGTTGCGCGAAGAAAAGATTTTCGTTCTTTCGCGCAAGCTGCTCAAGATGAATTTGATCGTATTGAGGCAGAAGGGGTGCCAGACGCAAGTGGAAACGTGCGCGGAATGGACAGCAAGGACGCTGTTCTTGCGTACAAGAAAAGCCTCGCAGATTTAAGATCAAAAGCACTTGAGGCGCATACTGGTTCCGAGGATAGTCGGGCAAGGCTTCAAGAGCGCATCGAAGAACAAATCACCAGCCTTGAGGCCGGATTTATCGCAAAGCATAATTCTGCAAACCGCGCCATTATGGATGAGGAATGGAATACGGAAATCGGCACCATTTCTGCCGCCGTTGCGCGTGGGGATATGACGCTTGCGGAAGGTAATGCCGCTGTTGTTAAGTTGGCAAGAGAGGACGGCGATTTTGCTAAATCATACGATAATCTTACAATGATTTCTAAGATTGAAGCTGCACAAGGAACAATGATTGTCGGCAGTCTAAATCGTATGATTGCGATGGAGGAATATGATCACGTTGAAAGGCAATTGAAGCAACAAAGCGTTATCGACTCGTTGCCGCGGCAGGAATATCAAAAACTTGTCACCGATCTTGCTGTTCATAAAAAGGCAAGAGCCGATCTTGCGGCAGAACGGAGTCTTGCGCGTGAGGAACGCATGCGGGAGTTGGGCGTTACCGATATAACTCGCGCCACGCCAGCGCAGCAAAGCTATATCACGACAGGAAAATGGGCTTCCGGCTTGCAGCCGACAGCCGTTCAGCAAAATCTGGCTTATCTTAACTCACTTGATCCTAATTCTCAAATTTACAAAGACGCAAGGAAAGTTATGGGGCTTGATCCTGTTTATAATCCAAAAACAGATCAAGACCACCGCGACCGCGTTATTTTTGAGCAGCATAAGCGTGGCCAAAACGTCATGGCTGGTAAAGACGCGGAATATGTCAAGGCGCGACTCGCAGATGATCCAGATTACCTTAACAGAATGGATCAGCGGGTTAATTACATTCCGGCACGCGAAGGACTTGAGAATGTATCCAATCAAATCCATGAAAACTACACCATAGCGGTTAAAGCCCTATTTGCCCTGACCGATACAGAGCCGCTAACGGACAACCCGCAAGACATTCAAAACGCTATCAATGAGGCGAAAATCAAAGCTCAAAATGGTGAGTTTGCTTTCCGGGTCGGTGGCGTTTATGGCGATGTTACCGCGTTTGCCGACCCGGAAAGCAAGGCGGCGACATTCCGTGGTCTTTTGCCTAAATTGCAGTTAACGGCGTTGATGGACACGCTTCAAAAACTCAAGGCTGAAACTGGCGCTGTCGGTCAGACAACCGAGTTTGAAAGCAAGCTTTACATGGGATCGGACGGAACGCTCGACCCTGATAATGTCGCGCCGACTGCCGACACGCTTGTTAAGCTGATTAACGAGTTGCCGAAAACATTGGAGAAGCAACGCGCAAATTTCCAATCTAATATGTCTCTCGTTCTGCCGGAACAAGGTTATACGCCACCACCACCGCCACCTGAGAGTTATTTGCGTGGTCGCGCTCGTATGATTGAAGGCCAAGATGGTGTCACATTTGTCCCGCTTGACCAATTCTTGCCAAACAAGACGCCCACGGCTCAACCCGCGACAATTCAACAGCAACCGCAGCAACCACAACAAGAAACGCCGCAGCCCGTTGCCGCTGTAGCACCAGTTGAGCAAAACAGCGCCACCGCCACGCCGGGAGAAATGAAAACTGCTATGGATTTGGTTGGTGGGATTGAGCAAGTTGTCAGTACTGATGACATTATACAGCTTCCAGATGGTCAAGTTGTTGAAATGTCTGCAATCAGGGATCAAATGGTGGCTAGTGGATTGTTCGCAGATGACCCGGAAATGCAAGAGGCTTATAAATTGCTTTCTATGTCCGGTGACAGCTTGATGAACGATTATGTAATCACGTTGCCTAGCGGTCGAGAAATATCTACGGCTGAAATTAGAGACAGGTTTTTGACGGGTGGAGTTATCTAATGACCCAAGCCGGTCAGGTTCGCAGATTGAAATATGGCGGCATGACGTTTAGCGTGCCTGACGATTGGGGCGACCAAGAAATTAACGCGGCGCTCAATAACTATCGCCAGACGCCTCAATTTGATGCGTCTATTGATAAGCGCACAGGTGCGCCAAGTGATGTTCGTTTAAAAGTTAATTTAGCGCAAAAAGAGGAAGATCGGCTTTCTGAATTGAGAAAACATTTTCCTGATGCCGTTCCTTATGGCGATGGAAACTTTGTTTATACCGACCCAAAAAGAAAACGCCTTGTGTTATTTGATGAAACAAAAGGCGGGCTGTTCGGCAGTGGTTTTACACTCAAGGACACTTACGACATTGTGCGCGAAGGCGCTCAAGCGGTCGGCGGGACGGTCGGGGCTGTTGTTGGCGGCGTTGGTGGTGCTGTTGCCGGGACAGCAATCGCGGATGTCGGTGTTAATTTTTTTGCCAGCACCGTCTTAGGCGTTGATGATACGCGATCCCTTGGAGAAATGGCGGTTGACACAGCCACAGCTTCGGCAATGGCTGGTGGCGGCGAGTTGATCGGTCGATATGCGTTGCCGTATGCGTCAAAGGCAATTAAAGGCGTTCTTGGCGCAGATCAAAAGTCTCAAAAGATTTTCCAAGCACTGACGGGGTATGACATAACGCCGACCGCTGGCGCTGTGACGCGAGGGCGCGGGGCCGGGTCCATTGAAAGCGCACTGGATGCTGCGCCGACTGCCACCACGCGAATGAAGAACCAAATTGAAAAAGTGGTCAAGGAAACTGAGGCGGCTGTTACCAAAATGGCGTCAAAAGTTGGAAAAGCGCGGTCTCAACAGGAAACTGGCATTAAAGTCCAAGCCGCTGTTGGTGCGGCGCAAAAGCGTTATCACGCTCAAGTTGCCAAGTTAGAAGGCGAGTTAGATCAGGTTATTGGTCCCGATACGATGTTTGGAATTGATAACCTCAAACAATTACGCCGCGAATGGGTCGCCAAAATATCTGACAGCCCAAATGTTTTTGGCCCTAAATATAAAGGGGCATTGGCGCAAATTGATGGAATTATTGCTGACGCTCAAGCCAATAACGGCGTTATTCCATATCGAATGTTTCGTGAATTTCGCACTGATTTTCGAGTGGTTTCCGAGGCGTTTGAAACTGATGCATTGCAGCGCCCATTATATAGCGACCTTTATAGAGCAATGACTTCCGATCTAAAGGATGGGGTTGATCGCATAGGCGGCGCAGCACTTCGTAAGAAGTGGGACGAGACAATGAAGTTTCAAGCGCAATGGAAGGCAACAAACCAAGACCTTTTTGATAAAATTGCCAAGTATGACGCGCCGGAAAAAGTTTATCGCTTTTTGATGAATGAGCGCACTGACGGCGGTACAGTTCTGACGCGGCTAAAAAATGAATTTACGCCGGAAGAATGGTCCGATGTTTCTGCAACAGTTTTGCAAAAACTTGGATATAAACGAATTGGCAATGAATTGGACACAGAGTTTTCCATCAACACATTCGTTACAAATTACGGCAATATCTCAAACGAAGCTAAAGACGCATTTTTTGGCGCAAAAGGGTCTGAATTGCGAACCGGATTAGACGAGTTATTCGGCCTGATGAAAGATATGTCTGAAAGCGCAAGACTTAAAAACTTTTCTAATACGGCGCGTGCAACATTTGCCCTTGATACGCTTTCCGCGCTTGGCATTGACGTTTCAAACATTGGCGTTGCTGGTCTAACTGGTCAGCCGGGAGGAATAGCCGCTGGCGCTGCTCGGATGGCGGGAAATGTGGCGGGGCGGTTATTGTTCCCCAATCAAATAGCAAAGCTAATGACTTCGCCGCGCTTTGTTAAATGGCTTGCGTCACCAGTTAATTCGACCAGCGAAATTGGTGGGAAGATTGGTCAACTCTTAGCTATCGCCGCAGAAGAACAATACATTGCTGAGGAGGTATATGACTTTATTGAGGCTTTGGGGCCGCAAGAAGGTGTCCGGCAATGAGTTTTTATGATATAAACGCCCAAGAGGAACAGGCACAATGACCATTTCTAGCACAACTACAGAAGTGATTTATACGGGCGATGGTTCAACGACCGCCTTTCCGACGACTTTCCCGTTTTTTGGCACTAGCACAAGCGCCGAATTGACCGTTATTGAGCGCGTTATTGCGACGGGTGCGGAGACGACAAAATCCAACGGCACCGATTTTACGGTGTCCGGCGGTTCTGGCACGACCGGAACCGTTACCGCTGCTGTAGCGCCAGCCAACACGGTTAAATGGCTTATCAAGCGCAACACGACCAAGACCCAAGAAACGGATTATGTTGAAAACGATCCCTTCCCGGCTGAAAGCCATGAGGATGCGCTTGATCGTTTAACGCTTATCGCTCAAGAGGCGGCGGCGGATGGTGACAAAGCGTTTAAGTATTCAGACACGTACAGCGGCGGCGCATCAACGACTGTGCCTGATCCGAGCGCGGGGAAGGCGCTCAAATGGAATGCTGGAGCCACAGCCCTAGAGAATTCAACCTACGATCCTGATGAACAGGCGACATTAGCAGCAGCAAGCGCGGCGGCTGCGTCTGCCAGCGAAACGGCTGCTGCTGCGAGTGCAAGCGCCGCCGCTTCATCTGCGAGTGCGGCCTCGTCGTCGGCGTCTGATGCCCAATCTTTTGCAACTCAGGCCCAAGCTGCGGCTTATGGATGGGTTTCAATCACGAACATCACGACCGGCACGACGAACCTGGAAACGACCGACACGCGGAAATACTACAAGCTGGACGCCAGCGGTGGCGCGATCACGATCAACCTTCCGGCCATTGGCAGCGACGAGGGTATGGTGTTCCGCTTTGAAGTTGTAAACGCCGACAACACCATCACCATCGCCCGCGACGGGACGGACTACATCAACGGCGTCAACGGCAACTACACCCTGTCGAATGTTGGCACGATTATCGACTTCATCTCGGACGATGCCACGCCAGACAACTGGCTGGCTTCCTTCGCTTCCAATATCCAGGCAGACGGCACGACTATCTCACAATCGGGCACCACGTTTTCGGTGGCGACGGGCGGCGTTGACAGCGCACAAATCGCGGACGGCGCGGTTGACCCGGTTCACATAACCGGCTCCATCAACGCGCAGACCGGAACGACCTACACGTTCGTCATTGGTGACGCCTTCAAGGTCGTGACTTGCACGAATGCGTCGGCGGTGGCGGTGACGATCCCGCTGAACGCGAGCGTGGCGTTCCCGGTCGGGGCGCGGATCGACGTAATCGCTGGCGGCGCTGGCGCGGTCACAATCACGGGCGATACGGGCGTCACGGTCAACGGCGTGTCGGCTGGCGGGGCGGCGATCAGCAATCAGTATTCCGGCGTGTCTTTGCTCAAGACGGCAACGGACACCTGGATCATGTTTGGCGACCACGCGGCGGTGGCGTAAATGGCGACCAAGATCACCGACCTTCATCCCGATTTTGAATACCAGCAGCGCAGGCTGTGTTCGCTCATGCTGCCGCCGGTGGGTATCATGGGCGGGCAAGCGCCGTGGGGTTTCACGACGCCCAATTCTGCTCTTATGGATGGCGTCGATGATTACTTTTCACGGACGCCAGCAGGTGCGGGAACTTTAACGAAGCACAGCACAATCGTTGTCTTGAAACGAAATATCTTTGGCACCTACCAGGGGATTTTTTCGTCAACGGCAACGTGTCAGTGTTACTACAACACGACGAACGACACGATTGTTTGGGCCGAAGGCGGAGGGTCGCGCACCGTCACCAACGTCTTTCGGGATACGCAATACACGATCCTTGAGTTTATCTGGGATAGCGGGAATGCGACAGCCGCCGACCGAATGAAAGTTCGGATCAATGGCGAGGACGCGACTTACAGCGCGACAACTGATCCGGCGTTGAACGCGAGTTCAGCTTGGAACAGCACCGGGGTCCACAATATCGGACGGACCCAGCACGTTGCCTCACAATACCTTGGCGCGTATTTGAGCCTGTTTGCGTTTTTGAATAATACGCTATTGGACCCGACCGACTATCTCGTTTCGACAGGGCCGACGGCGGAACTAAAAGCGTTCAAGTCGCTGGTCGATGCGGCGGGCACGAATAGCTGTTATCTCGATTTTTCTAACGGCGCGGACTTGGGCGAAGATCAGTCGACCAACGGTTCAGATTGGACGAACAACGGTTCGATTACGCAGTCAATCGACACGGCGTCAGATTATCAAGGCGGGGAGCAGGGGAGCGGCCTTACATTTAGCGCGATCAATTATTCTGCTCCCGGCGCACCGACGAACGGGAACAGGACGGCGACGGGCGATACTGGGTCGTCAAACAATGAAGGTGCGCTTGGCACCCTATATTTTGACGTTGAAGAAAATTGGTGGATTGAATTTGACGTAGACGCCATTGGATCAATTTCGTTTCTTGGCCTCGCTGATAAATCAATCGTACCGACAGACGGAACCGACAATCAAGTCGTCGCGACAAGCGGCACGGTTGCTTTGTATCGAAGCGACAGCGGCAACTTCACAAGTGGTGGAGTTTCAGGTTCTGCCTATGGTGCGACGTATACCACGGGCGATGTTATCGGCGTTCACATTAGCGGCGGGTCCGTCACGTTTTATAAGCAGACCGGCGGCACTGGTTCATTCGTTTCCCAAGGCGTTGCGGTCAGTGGCCTGACGGGATTTTGGACGATCAACGCTTGTGGTTACGGAACACCGCAATGGACGATCCGCGTTTTTGAAAGCGAGTGGGGCAACGGCTCGCCGCCGACCGGTGCGAAGTCAATCAACACCGCGAACCTGACGAAATCTGAAACGATTGTTTCCGATCATTTTTCAGTGACTGCATATGCCGGAACGATTGCTACAACTGGAACGCAAGAGGTAGATACAGGGCTAACGAATGCCAACGCAATTATAATTAAGAACCGCACCACGGCTAGAGACTGGCATTGGTACGATACGTTATTTGGATACGCTAATGGCTATTGGTCGAGCAACACGGCTGGTGGATACACAACATCGGCGGGTAATGGTTATGCTTCTGGTCAATCTGCTGGAACGGTCACGCTGACAAGTGGTGGGACGGATGCGCTTAACGTCGCCAAGACCAGCAACAATTATATCATGTACGCCTTCAATTTACCGGACAGCGAGACGAACACGGACGGGGACATATCTTGTGAGTGGATATGGAACGCAACGCTGGGGGTAGCCATTGGGAAGTACACCGGAAATGGCTCTGCAAGTCAGACCATCGGCATCCCCTCTGCTCTACAAGCCTTGGGCGCGCCGTTTATGTGCTGGTCGAAAGAGACAACAGACGGAGATCACCCCGCTGTTTACCATGAAGGGTATGGCGTTGGTTATGGCTATTTAAACTTACCCAACGCTTTCACCACCACTGCAAACAAGTGGCCGGTTGCCCCATCATCAACCGTTATTAACTTAACTAACCAAGTCGAAGTCAATCAATCGACAAAGGTCCATATCTTGTGGGTCTTTTGGGAAACCGATCTTTGCAAGAAAGTACAATATGAAGGCAATTCAAACGCGGATGGTGCCGTCGCTTACTTTGGTGGCGCTTCGGTGTGGATGCTCCAGAAAAACGCGGACGCCGCAACAAACTGGCACTTGACGGATAACGTCCGCGATACAGAAAACGTGATTGATAAAGGTTTATACGCGAACCTTTCAGCCGCCGAATTTACCTTTACCATGCACGATGTTCTCACGAACGGCGTAAAGCTTCGAACGTCGAGCTCGGCTTTCAACGTCAACACAAATATCGGCGTTGCAATCGTTCAGCCACCTCCCGCCGGGGCCGGTCAGTTGAGAGCAAAATAATGGAATACTTGGCAATCATCATCGCCACAATCATCTGGCGGGTTTACGACGGTCGCGGCTACCGCCTGTCCGAAGCAATGGGGTGGACGCTCGTATTCATTATCGGTTCGGGGATTTCGGTTGGGCATGACGCGCCGACAGGGCTTTATAACATCGCCGTCAGCGTAATCGCGTTCTGGTGCATCATCAGGGGCTACGACCGGACAGTTGACCCCGAGGGCTGGCGGTCCTACCGCGTGATGGCGTGGCGGTCGCTTCCCGCTGTTCTGATATTGCCGATTGCAATGGGTCACTTTTGGGCGACAGGCCGGTTCCTTGGCGACTTTGTTCTAATCACCGCCATGTGCTTTGCGGCGAACCTTACGCAAGTCCCGCTGCGCCGTTACCAGCTTCGCCTTGAGGCGTTGGAGGACGCCCGCCGCAAACGCTTTATCGCGGAAGGTGGTTTCATGGATGATTACAAACCGGGTCTTATTGCTCGCTACATCGCGCATTTCTGCGAAGGGTGGGAAGCCGCGTGGATCGGTGCGGCCATTGCACTGAGGGGGGGCATAGCGTGACGGCCCACGGGGAGAAAAACCGGAGAGACGACGGATCAACGCGGGAATTGATTGATCGCGTGGCAAACAAGGCCGCCCGTCAGGCGGCGCAAGAGGCCGTCCCTACGGCAATTGAAGCGGCATTCAAAAGCCTTGGTATGGACGCAACCGACCCGCTGACCATGCAGAAAAACATGGCTTTCCTGGAAGAAAGCCGCAAGCGGTGTGAAAAGTTCTACGGGACCATGTGGGATAATTTGACAGCACTTTTCTGGCGGGTAATCCGGTGGTTCTTAATCCTGGCCGCTGTCGGCCTCCTTGCCGCGATGGGTATGAAGATAGACGCCATCAAGGCTCTTTTGTTGAATTGGATCGTGTGATGCGCCGTTTTTTGATCGGCGCTTTTCTAGGTGTTCTGCTTGTTTTTGCGTCGGCTGTATTCGCGGGCGGCTTTCAACCCGGGATGCAAATCCCGATAAACGGCGGGTGCAGCCGTGACGCTGCGGAGACTATAGCGGAGGCGGATGCCCAATCAGAAATTATCGCAGACCGCGTTCTCCGCGCCTTTATACAAAGCGGGGATTGCCGATTTTCCAACGCCGTTTTCGGTGCCGTCGTTAAGGCGGTCATCATGGAATACAAGGATTATAGCGGCGAGCCGACGCAGTTGTTGCAGGTCCATATTCCCAACAGTCCCGGCGGCCCGTTTCTCTACGTCCTTGTTATCTCCAAACTCGCCGACAAATTCCCAAAACAGTCACAGGGGCTTTGATGTGGTAGCAACAGCGCGATCAGAAGAAAAGCTGCGCGAGGTATACAAGTCCTATCTCGCGCACGACGAGAACGCCACAAAGACCGGCAAGGCGTTGGGAATGAATGAATCAACCGTCCGCCGTCATGTGAGAGAGTTCAAGGAGCGATGCTTACCATTTCGGGATGACGTTGTTGAACTTCCCAATTTCCCTGATGACGATGTTGATGCGAAAACCATACTCGACACGATGGAAAAACGCTTCGCGAAGCGTCAGGACCATCACAGATCGCTGCATTGGTTTCCAATCAAGGTCAAGTCGGACCTTCCTATAGGGGTCTGCGTCTTTGGCGATCCCCATTTGGGATCAAACGGCTGCAATGTTTCGCTGTTACGGCGCGATTGCAAGCTGATTTCCGAAACGCCAGGGGCCTACGGAATCAACATAGGCGACACCGTTGACAACTGGGGCGGGCGTCTTGTTCGGCTCTATGCGGAAAATGACGTTTCCAAGGCGACGGAACGGAAGCTTGCCGAATGGTTCCTGAAGGATTCCGGCGTCAAGTGGCTCGTATGGCTTGACGGCAACCACGATACAATGGGCTCCGGGTTTACCGATTATATGCGGGCTATCAACGGGTCCATTGTTCCCATGATCGACTGGCGCGCACGGTTCCGTCTTGTGTTTCCAAACGGGAAGGAGTGCCGGTGGGACGCGGCCCATAACCACAAGGGCCATTCCATGTGGAACGAATTGCACGGCCAGGAACGCGCCGCTTATATGGATGAGGATGCGGATATTTATGTCGCTGGCCATCACCACACCTGGGCGACGAAGCGCAAGGAAATGCCCAACGGGGCGATTGCGAACCTTGCCCGCGTCCGGGGCTACAAGTGGATCGATGACCACGCCGACCGGCACGGGTTCAATTCACAGCAGAACGGCGCATCCATCATGTTCGTTATCCGCCCGAAGGCCAAAAGCGCCGTCGAGTTTGTCCGTATGTTTGAGGACATTGAGGACGGCTGCGAATACCTGAAAATCATAAGGGAAAAAGATGGCCGATGACGGATTGGATACATCATGCGGTGCGCAATGCCCGACGTAACTGAAATCAAGGGCCGGTCCCTTTGCTTCGCGGCCTTTGAACATTCCAAGGGCCAGTTCGCGTTGTGCGAAAAGATTAACGGCAAGGTCAAGACTATGACGCTTCTTGACCGCGATGCCGTCAAGCGGCTCTGCCGCAGCGGGCTTGATCTGCTTATTGAGGTTCCCGAGCGCGAATATAGGGAGGAATACTTGTGAGCGATTGGCCTTATTTTTCGGAAGTTGACAAGCGCATGGATGGCGATTTCATGGACAAGCTGATTGCGCTGCGTCAGGACTTGGGCTTCGCGCTGCCGGTCAATTCCTCATTCCGCGACCCGGAGCACAATAAGCGGGTAGGCGGGGCAGATAATTCCCCGCACCTGTTGGGCCGTGCGGTTGATATTGCTGTTTCCGGTGAGCGTGCATTCAAGGTTGTCCAGGCCGCGCCCCGGTTCGGCTTCGTCGGGATCGGCGTCAAGCAGCACGGCCCGTATGAGAAGCGCTTTATCCATCTTGACGATTGCGAGAATGTAAACGGCCTGCCCCGGCCTTGGGTTTGGACATACGCATAATGTTACCAATCATAAGCGCCGTCATGCCCGTCGTCGGGCAAGTCATCGACCGCCTGTTCCCCGATACCGAAAAGCGGGATATGGCGAAACTCGAAATCATGGCGGAACTTCAAAAGCAATCCGCCGAAATCGGCAAGGCGGCGGCGGGGATTATCAACACGGAGGCCGCGTCCCAACATTGGTTAGCGGCAAACTGGCGTCCCTTGACAATGTTGACGTTCGTTGCCCTGATCGTGGCCCGGTGGCTGGGGTGGACCGCCCCCGGTATGAGCGAGGCGGAATATCTCAGCCTGTACGACCTTATGAAAATCGGCCTTGGCGGCTATGTCGTCGGACGCACTGTTGAAAAGGTCGCGCCTGGGCTGTTGGATAAGTTTACGACGAAATAATACATCGTCCTTATTTCGCTAGGTTACGCAAAAAACAGAATGCCGCGCCCCCGGTGGATCATTCGGAAAATGACCTCATCGGGAAGCCGGAACGGCGTCCACGTGGTTGTTAGAAGGTGGCGTCGAAAATTTCGCATGGGCTCGTTTACGGGTGAGAAAGGGCAGGCTGCGCGTCGGTTTCGCGAGGCCCTGTCGGCATCTGCTCCCAAGCCGGTGCGACTTCCCAGGCGGCGTGCTCCGGCATCTGCGGCGTCCCGCGATACTGAAACGTCAGCACATCACCGAACGCGAAGTCGTGCAGGCCGGATACAAGGTGACTGTCGATCCGCGCTTGGATCACGGTTTCGTGGTGAACAGCCGTCACAATGGCAAACGGCCACTCGCCTGGGAGGTGGACCTTGACGTGTTTTCCGACATTGAGTTTCATCGATCTATCTCCGCTTGTTATCGGGGTTAACTCACAATCCATTTCCAGACGGCTACCGCTTTACCAATCTCCCATGCAACCGCCAAAGCGACGGAGGCAACTGCCAAGACTAAAAGCAGCAGAACAACGAATGCCGCTATGGTCTGATCTTTCTTTGCTTTCATTTTCAAACGTCCTTTTCCTGGGGTTTCCGCCCACCCATTTCCGCAGCGGCGGGTGGGGGTGTCTCATGTTTTCTGCCTTCCAGCTTGGCGAGGGCGGCTTGTGCAACGTTGGCGCAAGTGTACCCGCGACCGTGCCCATCGCCGTGACCAAACCTTTCAATCTCCCGCAACGTCGCCGCCAGTTCGTCGCGTTCAGCCCGCAGCCGTTCGATTTCGTCGTGCTGTTCCGCGATCACCGTCCGCAAGCGCATAACTTCCTCAGCGTCAACGGTGCTGGTTCGGTCATTCGGGTGCGTCATCGGTCTTTTCCTCTCGCTTAATTTGGGGTTCTATTGTCACTCGCTCAAACGCCGGACACATCTCTGGCGTGTCCCAATTGTTCTGACCTAACTCGCAACCTGACCAATTAACATCGCTCTCAGTCAGGTTCATAAGGCAATCGTCGCATTCTTCAGCTCCGTCAACGTATGCCTGTGAGATAAGGGCCCAAACACGGCGATCAATTTCAGACTTAATGCGGCGCTTGTGATCCGGCCCAACGCTTGTGCTTTCAAGAGCAGCAGCCAAATATTCGTCCGTCAGATGGGCGAGGTCGTGTTTCATGGTTTTTACCAAACGATCATGCAAGCAACAAAGCCCGCAAGCATGATGGTTAAAACGATTGTTTCGCGGATCATTTGCTTGCACCTTCAATAAATGCCCGCTTCCGGGCGTTGCGTTCATTCTCGCCCGTGCCTTGCGAGGCATAGGCATTTGCCGCAATGATGGTTGCGCCCGGCGTTGTCGCGCATGTTTCCTTGCGCCATCGTGCGCCAGCCTTGCGCCAAGTGTCCCAAGCCGAGCCGGGTTTGCAGTAAGTCATGGTTTTAATGTCGTGTTTCATAAGTTTACCTTTATTGTAAAACCGCCCAGCCAAGGACGACAATCGGCCCCATGATCCCGGCGAAAACAACGCCAAAAACAAACAATTTCACTTCACTTCCACGATACGCGCAGGCTTCAAAAGCTCTTCTGCCTTGCGGCGGCTCATGCAGGACAATTCTTGAAGGCGGTCGGCGGCAGCATGGAATGTAATATGGCCGCGTTTGATTTCTTCGATCAAAATTTCTGCGTAAGTCATTTGTTCTATACCTCCCGGCATCTCTGTTTTGTGCTCCCTTTGATTAGGCAGCGCATCAAGGCGACCTTTTCGTCAAAATCAATAAAATGACGTTCGTAGTCGTCACGGTGCTTCTGCGCCGTTGCCGTGCTGGGGCCACTTCTAAGTGATCGCGCCAAGGCATTAACCGCGAGCGTGTGCTTGCGTTCGATTTGAATGAGAAGTTTGTTCATTTGCCCAGGCGTGTGTTTCGTGTTGGTCATTCGTCTTCTCCTTTTTTAAGATCAATGGTCGGCAGGGGCGCTTATTGCGCCGCTGCCATCCAGTACCCGTAAACCATCTTGTCTCGGCAATCCCAAGTGTCATGGACAACGCCATCTATTACGGCGGTGAAGTGTCTGGCCATCCGTGCAATGATGCGCCCGTTGGGCATGTCGCTATAGCGCGCCTTGCGCCCGATAAACTTAGGCGCTGGGTGCCAGACCCAACCGTGGCGCTTAAGAACCGCGTCAAAGTCATCTTTGTAGATTCCGTTACGCGCTGTTTTTTTGCCTGTTTTCGCGCTATGTGCTTTTGCAAGTTCATCGTAGCACTGCTTGTAATTAAGTTGCAGCGCGATTGCCATAGCGCGGGCGGCGCAATCGCCAGCCTTGCCCTTGAAGTAATGGCTCCTGCCGCCGTCTGTTTCGATGAAAGTTGTCATCTGTCGTCTCCGTTTGCGTTGTTTATGATGTGAATATATATAAGTTGGCTTAACCTGTAAACCCCTTATCGAAAAATAATTCGATTTTTTTTCGGGCGTCCTCAAAGCCGTTTCCCACGATAAACGTATGCCCTAACGCCTCGACGTATTCGCCCCACGATTTTTGATCCGGCGACAGCCTCCCGCCTTTCTCGCGCTTCATTTCAATCCATAAATTCCAAGCCGGAACGTGCAGATCAGACACGCCAGGCAAAACGCCCTCGGCTTTTAGCTTGGCGGCGACGATCTTATTGCGATGCCCGCCGTTCGGGATGGCGTATATTTTCACGCCACGATAAGTCTGCCGAAACCATTTAACCAATTCGCGTTGTTCTTCATGTTCTGACCTCATAACCAATCCCTTGCCAATACCCGATAAAATTTGCCGTCGCGCTTGTATTTCAAAACGCTCGGCGGCTCCGCGGCGTTCATAAGCCATGTCAGATCCTCAAGGCCAGCCGCCGCGTTTGTATCGACGCCAGCACTATTCGCTATAGCCCCCAAGGTTCGCAGCGCCTTTTGGCCCGCATATCCATCGTGCGTGATTGGCAAATATTCAATAATCGGATCGTCGGTCAGTGCACCGTAATACGACACGGCGACCATCTCCTTGCCGCTCGATCGACTAATATGCTTACGCCATGACCATCCCGACACGTTCATCTCTAACGCGTCCAAGCCCATAATGTCGTCGTCGTGGAGCTTCGCGCCTTCGTCTTTTGCTTCCGGCTCCGGGAACGGTTCGCCGCAAGCGGGGCATTCCTTGGCCGATATATGTACCAGCTCGTCGCAATTCTCGCAGACCTTTACCGGCGCTTCGCCTTCGCCTGATTTGCGGCCAGGATCAACCGCCGTGATCGGCCCATGCGTCTGCACCACACCAGCAAAGTCTAGGACGAGGCAATGATCTGTATGGCTTTTAGGACGCATACCGCGGCCTGCCATTTGAACATATAGAGACACACTCGCAGTCGGTCGCGCCATAACGAGCAAGTCAATGTCGGGATAATCGAAGCCGGTGGTTAGCACGTTGGCGTTCGTCAGCGCCCTAATCTCGCCTGACTTGAACCTGTGAATAATATCGCCACGCTCCCCGGCGGGCGTCTTACCTGTTATTGTTTCGGCGCTAATTCCCTGTTCTCGCAACTCGTCTCGAATGTGATAAGCGTGATCTACGCCAGTGCAAAAAAATAACCACGCTTTTCTGTCGCCAGCCAACCTAATCGCTTCGCGCACGATCTTTATGTTTTGGTCGACGGTATCGACCGCCTTTTGTAGTTCGGACTCGATGAACTCTCCGCCCCGCTTGTGAACGCCTTCGGTCGAAAGCGTAAGGTCCGTCACCTTCGACCGCAGCGGCGCGAGGTAGCCTTTATAGATTAGTTCTTCGATACTCACCGGCTCTATTAGATCGGCAAACAACGCCGGGGCATCGGTGATTAGTCCGTGGCCCAATCTGTAAGGGGTGGCCGTCAGCCCTATGACCCGTAGCTTCGGATTGATCTGCGTCAACTCGTCAATCAGCGTTCGGTATCCACCTTCCTGATTGTGCGAAACAAGGTGGCACTCGTCGATAATGACCAAATCAACGTGACCGACTAGCGCCGCCTTATTGCGTATAGACTGAATGCCAGCAAAGGTGATCTGATCTAATCGCTTCGAGCGCAGTCCCGCCGAGTAAATCCCAAGCGGTGCGTTAGGCCAATGCTGGCGCATCTTTTCTGCATTTTGCTCAATCAACTCTTTGACATGGGTAAGCATTAGAATGCGCGTGTCAGGCCAATTTTTCACGGCGTCCTTACATAGCGCCGCGACGATATGGCTTTTCCCCGATCCTGTAGGCAGCACCAAACAAGGATGGCCACGATTTGAACTAAGCCACGAATATAGCTCATTGATTGTCCTTTGCTGATAATCACGAAGCATCAGAACGGAATCTTTTCTTCCTCAATCATCCTGACCTCCTTCACCGTGGCGCCCGGAAATGTCTCGCGCACGCCGCGCACTAATTCGTGAGCGCAAGCATCGCCACCGACTATCAACTCTTGCGACGTAAAAACGTGAGCGTCACCTTCGCCGTTGCGAACATCCGTCCCGTTGATTTCGTAAACCGCCTCATGCGGCGATCCGCTATCCTTCATTGGCCACGGCACCAGATCAGGGTGCAACACATGGCTGGCGCAGCCGGTGCGCTGGTAGTCGACCGGGATGCCCTTGCTTTCCCATCTGGCGCACGACCACTCGCCGTCATCCTCTGCCGTCGCATGGGCGCAGGTGCGGCAGTTGACTTGCTTTGTTAGTTTTTCCTTATGGCAAAAGCTATGAGCCGGACACCATCGACAAAGGTACCAGCTAGGATCGGTCGAAATTGGATCGGGGATGCGCTCCGCCAGCGCAATGCGGTGGCCGCGCTCAATTAACTGCTTCGCGGCGGCGCGGTCCAGGTGTACGCGCTCTGTGTAAATGCGGTCATCGTCCTTGCAAACGGCAAAATATAATGCGCGGTCAACACCCGTACCACTCATGTAAAGCTGCATCTGGCACCAGTGCATCGGCTTGGATTTCTGAACGCCATTCTTCACCAGATCGTCAAATGACTTCTTGGAGTGCGTCTTAAACTCAGCAACGTGTCGCTTCTTAGGCGCTTCTGGAACGCCACCATCAATCATGCCGTCCGTTGACCCGCCGACGTGGGAACCGAAATCGACGTACTGCTGATGATTGGAGAACACCACCCCGATTGCCTCAAGGTCCTTAATGATGTTGGCTTCTTCTTCGCGTCCGCGTCGGAACAGTCTGAGAATGCGCCCGTCGAAATCCTCAATCACGGCCCAGCGGAACGATAACCAAAGCCACCTATCGCAAGGATGACCAAGCTGGCTTGCGCCAAGGTGAGGTCGCGGCGGTTCCTGCTGCGATTGATGGTGTTTATCAATTAAGTTTTGAATTGATATGTTTGGTTCTGGGATTGCCGTCATAGTTCTCTCCGAAAAAACGCCGGTCGCGGACCTATAGGCAAAATCCCACCGGCTCTGCCGAAGCAGCCATTCAATTACTTAGCCCACGGCGGCGATGCGGAAGCCCCTGCCGGAGCCGATTGCGTCGGTTGCGGCGCTACGGACCCGCCACCAATCGGCTTGAAGCCTTTAACATCGTTGCTGTCGCCATATTGTTCGTCGCGCTTGACGGACAGCTTGATCTGGAGATCTCCACCGATCAACTGATCAGTGTCTTTCAGTTCGCCCATGCCAATTGCGTCACGCATCTGGCGCAGCTGGCCGCGCCCGATTTTCTCGGCGGTCGGGTTCGGGTTGTTGATGTTGATGTTGGCGAACACCACGCGGCCCTCATGCGTCGGCCCTGTGATATCAAAGCGCATTTTGATATATTGGCCAGT